TCAACCGAACAGCTTCAGCTTCACGGCTATGCCCGCGATCAGGGCGAGCAACAGGCCGGTGGTCATCAGGCGGATGATGGTTTGCCAGGCGGTGCGGCGTGCCATGCGCAGACTATCGAGTAATGTGCGCAGGTCCTGAATGTCGATGGCGGCTTCGGGACCATCAAGCCCGACGTTGGCTAAAGCGCGGTTTGCACCTTGCTCGGCAGCGCGGGCTAGCATGGCTTCGAACTCGTCCTCGGGGATGCGGACGAAGCCCGCTTCAAGTTTGGGCGGGGTCATGGGAACTCCTTTTTATTGGGTGCGATTCAGACCTCGCGCCATTTCGGGAAGACCATTTGGTAGACCCAGTTGTTGGTCGAGGTCATGGTGGTGACGGGATTATTGGGCCAGCTTGCGGGCAGACTACCGATGATCTCGGTGTTGCTGGAACCTGAATACAGATAGACTTGCGGGGCGACGGTCTGGGGATAGGCGCTAGTGCCGCTGGCGTGCGGATAAAAACGGGTCAGGCCTGGCGTCATCCAGCGGGCATAACGCGCGTAAGCTCCCGCACCACTCACGCCCATCGCCGTGACATACCAGCCTTTTGTTAGAGTTTGCGGTGTGCCCAGATTGAATTCCTTGTTATCGGCCACATCGGCTGGCAGCGTTCCGAAATCCGCCACCCGGTCACCGATATCCCAGAGATCCCCGTTCGGGGCACCAAGCTTGTAAATCCCGCAGCGCAGCAACGCACCCACCGTTGTCGAGGCAATATTCAGGGAAACGAAGGCTCCGAGCAATTGGACAGGGCGATCAACATGGAAAGCCATGAAAAACATCCGGTTTTGCGAGAGGGCTTGTTGGGAGGAAGAGCTATAACTCAGGGTGAAGGGATCAACCGCGCCCCACCAGTCCGGACCACCGGCTTTAGTGATACTGTCGATGCTGTGGCGTTCGGGCTCCATGCCACCAGGGAAACTGACAGCACCGGTATTGCGGTCAATGCGCATTGCCTCGCGAAAACTGCTGCCGTCCGCACTGACCTTGATGGAAAAATCATCGTTGCCGGCGGTGCCCATTTCGGCGCGTCCTGACCAACCGGTCTGGAACAACAGGCTGGCGGTATCTGTGTTGGCGGCCTTGTTGATTTTTAGCTGGTGGCCGGCACCGGCGTGGTTGAGCAGGGTTGCGATTGCAGAAACGGACAGCTTGTTGGTGGCGTTCGAGGTGGTGCCGATCCCGATGCCAGTGAGGTTCTGCAGGCTCGGGATATATGCGCCCCACGCACTGCCGGACCAAATCAGCAGTTCCCCGGCAGATACATCCCATGCCTTCCAACCGGGCTGCGGGATCAGGCGCAACCATGCCCCACCGAAATAGAGGGCAATACTGTCATCCCAACCGACCCAGGCATCGGTGGCACTTGCCCCGATAATGTGACGTTCGCCTTCGTTTGGTGTGGCTGGCGGAGATGTGGCTCCGACGGAATTCACCGCCAGTTGGGCCAGTGCATCGATCAGGCCCAGCGCCTCGTTAACTGTGACATGTTTCTGGGCCTGTGCTGCGGCCAGATAGGGCAGCGCTAGGTTCGGGGTGTTGTTCATAGGGTCTCCGTGACAGTGAGGTTTTGAATAAGCGGGACACCGCGGCCCATCGCGCCGATTTGGTAAAGGCGGGCAGCGAGACTGGTGACCGGACTGCCAAAGTCAGCGCTCTGCATCACGGCGGTGTAGGTGAAGGCGGGTGTCGCAAGGCCGGACACGGCGCGCACTACACTTGCCCCGTTCAGAATTTCCAGATCATAGGCCTCCGAAACTTCCGATATCGGCACATCGGTTAACACCCAGCCGTCGGAGACGAGCGATCGGTCGCAACGCATCCAACGTAAACCGAGATCACCAGTGGCTTCACGGCGCATGCGTAGTTGCGCTGGTGCAAAAGGTTTTAACCCTCGGCCATTTGGCGTGAAATTTACCGCGCTCATCAGCGGATCGGAAGGTGCCGCGCTTGCCGGACCGATACGCCAGTTCCAGGGCAAGCCAAGATCAGCTTCGGAAGTCGAGAGCGGCTGAATGGCTGAATCCAGTATTACAACCCGCGCTCCGGCCGGCACTGGATTGCCCATAGCATCTTCGGTTCCCCTCTGGCCCCGCAAAAGACGCGTCAGGCGGTAACGGCCCGCGGAAACCAGCTCAACATTGCTCGCCTGCAGTATCTCCCAAGCGCCCGACGCGTTCTCGATAGCCAGCGCGTTGGCACCTGCAAATAATTCCAGATCGGTAACGCTGGTGAGCGTGCCTAGGGAAAGATCGATCAGCAGTTCATTGCCATGATCGAAGCGCCAGAGCGGCCCCGCAGGTAGATCAGCGGCCAGTGTTCCCAAATGCGCAGGTTGGCTAATGGTATCCAGAAGGGCAAAGCCCGCGGTGCTGGCGCTACGCCAAACAGCGGCCGTGCCATACCACGGTTTGGCGAATATCGCCAGGTAGGGCCGGTGCGCCGGGACCGCATCAGACATCCGCGGCAAGTCCAACAGGGCAATATTGGCGGGCCCATAAACGATTGCGTTGGGCAGTTTCGCGGGACGGTATTGGCCTAGCGGCAAGTCATATATGGTGGCATCGGTCCGGATCGCCTCGATCGAACGGGCGCCAGCGTCACCAATGCGTGTGATGCGATAGTCTATCAGCCGTCCGTCGTTCGCGAGACTAACAACGTCCCCTGGGTCCAGCGCCAGACGAGAGGGTGGAAGGTTGGCACTCAGCGTTTCGCGCCCGACCCATCCTTCCATCAGGGCGCGACGGCAACGGCGGTCGGCCTCTTCCAAAGATACTGCCAGCGGGAAGCTGTCGGAGGCCACACGCGATGCTTCAACCGTAACGCGGCGCGCCTCGACGGTGGCGGTATCGTATTCCTCGTCCGGGCGCACCATCTGCCACTTGAGGGCCTGGGGCAGTTCGGTTTCCTGCCCGCGGATGAGTTCCATGACGTCACCCGCGACCGCAACCATGTCGTCCGGTGCAATGATCGAAACTGCACGCTGCCCGCGCGAGACAAAGCGGATAACGCCGCCACTTTCCACTGCATCAAACCCGAAATGCCGCGCCAAACCCGAGATCGATGCACGCGGGCTTTCAAGGGCAGCAATGACAAAGCCCGGAACGATGTCTGCTAATTCGCTCACATCAACCAGATTGTCTTCCAGCCCCGCGCGCAGACAAAGCTCGCGCACAAGAGCCCCGAGGCCCACCGCCCCGAGCCGTCCGTTCAGCCAGTGGCCGAGCCGCCAGTTCGGCGCATCGGCCCAGACGTCCTCTCGAGCCGGAAAGTCGGGATAGGGACGCGCATCCCAAGTCCAGAGCGCGGCCTCGCCCATGTCGATCATCGGTGCTACGTATACGGTCGAGACCGGGTTATTTGCCGCGCCACCCCAATACGCCAGCATCGCCTCGATATAGCGCCGCTGGATGGCTTCATCCTGCCAACCACGCGAAAAGTGCGGCAGTGCGTTTTCGGCCGATTTTGGATCGTAAAAAACATTGGGCTGGTTGGTGCCGCGGTCAACGGCGGGACAGCCGAGCTCGGTAAAATGGACGGGTTTTGATTGGGGCATCCAATCGGTGGGAGTGGCGACCTCAACCCCGCCCGGGCGATTAAAATGCGGATTTGACCACCACGACCGGATATCCTTGGGCCGAAAGACCCACGGTTTGTCATAGGCACCATCAGTAATCGGTGTGCGTATCTGCGTATCGCGATCAGCATCGGAGGCGTAGAACCACTCGAAATCCTCCCCGCCCTCGATATTGCTTTGGAGGTAGTCGAGATCACGGATGGAAGCCCAACCGGCTTGGGCATCTGCGTGATCAGACCCGTCGCGCCAATCCGACAGCGGCATGTAATTGTCGATGCCGATAAAATGTATGTTCGGGTCTGACCAAAGCGGATCGAGGTGATAAAACACATCGTTTGAGCTATCCTGCGGGTGATGGCCGAAAAATTCCGACCAGTCGGCGGCGTAGCTGATGGTGGTTCCGGCACCGAGAATTACCGCAACGTCACCGGCCAACTGCTTCATTGCCGCCACCGCAGGAAAACCGGTGGCGCTGTTACGAATGGTGGTCAGGCCGCGCAACTCCGAGCCGAGCAGAAAAGATTCCACCCCGCCTGCTGCAGCGCAGAGATGGGCGTAATGCAGGATCATCCGCCGGTAGCCCCGATCGCTGGCTGGGCCAGTCCATGAGACGGTCTCTCCAGCCACCGTGAAATCAGTCGTTTGCGCATTGCCCATGAAAGTATCGACTTGCGAGCCTGCGCTGGTGGTCTTGTCTACCGTGCCTGCATATCCCGCTGCCGGAGAGCAGGTGATCCTCCCGCGCCATGGATAGGTATTCTGGCCGATGGTGGCGGCATTATCGGAATAAGGATCGGGCAGTGTATTGCCCGCCGGAATGTCCATCAGCAGAAATGGATAAAACGTAATCCGCAACCCGCGGGATTTGATTTCCTTGATCGCTTGCACGACCGCGAAATCTGCCGGTGTGCCGCCGTAAGCTGTGCGGCCATCCGTATCGAGGCTGATCACATGGGCACTGGTGCGGGAGACACCATTCACCGTCCAGCTTTCCGGAGTTGTGGCCTTGTTGGTGTTCTCGACCCCGGGAACGATCTGGCAATTCCCGGCGCGCAGGTCGGTGCCAAACCAGCTGACCACCAGCGAGATACTCTCGATGTTCGGCGCGGCGGCCTGCAACTGGTCGAGCGAGGCGATGATATCCGGCACGACGTTGGCGTTATGAACATTTTCCGATGCTGTATCGCCGCTTGCGCCACCCACGCTGTGGGCGCCGCGCGAGATTGGTTCGGTTGCATAAATAAACTCGCCGGTGCCGGGAATGAGGGTGATGGCGCGAAGCATTCCCTCAGCTGTGTCGGGTTCAACAACGGGGCGAAACACCTCGAAGGAAAGTTGCGGGATGCGATTGCCGAATTGTTCGAGCGGCAATTCCTCGAACATAAGGTAGGCCGTGCCGCGGTAGGCAGGGGCGTTGCCCGCTCCCGTCTTTGCCTCGATAAACGCGTCGGGTTGCTGGGCCTCATCGCCCGTATAAAACCGCCAGGTAATGCCGTTCAGGTCAAGCGGTTTACCGTCGGCCCAGATGCGCCCGATGCCCGAAATTGGTCCCTCGCACAGCGCTACAGCGAAGGAGGCCGAATAGAGATAGGCGGTTGTGGTGACGCCTCCACCTCCGCCTTTGCCGCCACCTTGGGTGGTTGTGTTTACCGTCTCGGTGAAATCTGTTGCCCAGATGATATTGCCACCAATCCGCATGCGGCCATAAACGCGGGGAATAATAGCCCCTTCGGTCGAGGTGGTGATTTGCAGGTTTTCGAGACGCTGGCCTTCAATGCGTTGGCCGGGGGCAAGCGAGGAGACAATCCAGCTATCAACCATCGAGCCGGCAAAGGATCCGATTGCCCCGCCGATGGTTACAGCGGACACACCGAGTACGGCACCTCCAATGCTGCCGCCGATTGCAGCACCGGCCGATGCCAGAAGAATAGAAGCCATGATTTATAGGGTCTTTCGTTCGACAGGGTCGGGGAAACGGAATGCGTAGGCAATTTTACGTTGCCAGGCGTTTGTCAGATGTTCTTCAATCACGCCAGTGCGTTCATAGGCGTGAATGAAACGGCCACCTCCGGAGAGGATAGCGCAATGCTTGGCAATAGCGCTCGCGCGCATCCGAAACAGGATGACGTCACCTGTGCGGGCGTCAGAAATATCCAACTCGGTCATCACCGCACGCGCGGCCTCGGCCAGTACCTCCACCGGCCCGCTCTCGCCCCAGTCGCGCGAATAGGGCGGCACAGGTCTGGTGCCATCCAGTGGCCCAGACCCCACCACATCCCGCCAGACACCGCGCAGCAAGCCGAGACAATCACAGCCCACACCACGCACAGAAGCCTGGTCATGATAGGGCGTGCCGATCCAGCGACGGGTCGCCTTGACGATGCGCGCAGGCGCGGTTCGATGCGTTACTTCCATTGCAGGTTATCTTTCTCTATGTATTTGTTCGGAAACAGAATTCCCCGGGGCTTTTAAAGATCGGCAAGCAAGATCGGCATTAACTTGCTTTTTTCATGCCTAATGCCCTATATTCAGGACATAATTTCAGTGTGGAAGATCGGCAAAATGATAGAAACTCCGGCCAGAATAGAGCCATGCCTGTTTGAAGACAGGATTCCGGCCGACCTTGCTGATCTGGTGGTCGAGATCCAGAAGGCGGCCGATAGCCTCGGGCGTGACCTGCACCCTTCGAGCGCGGCGGAGCTGGTCGATCTGGTACGAATCATGAATTGTTATTACTCGAACCTTATCGAGGGCCATAATACGCGCCCGCGTGATATCGAGCTTGCGCTCGAAGGAGCCGAGTTGGAAGAGGAAACGCGACCACTCGCACTCGAGGCGCGCGCCCACGTCATTGTCCAGCGCCGGATTGACGAGGAATTCAGAACCGGAAAGCTGCAACAACCGACATCAACGGAGTTCCTGGTGTGGGTTCACAAAGCCTTTTACGAGGAGATGCCGGAAGAATTCCGTTATGTCGAACATCCAGGTGGCAGCCGCGAGGAAATCATTCCCGGTCATATGCGCGAGGAGGGCGACACGGAAGTTGCGGTTGGACGCCATCGCCCGCCTTCATCGCACCGCGTTGCCGATTTCATGGCATATTTCGAAAAACGCTTTGCATTGGCCGAGAGATCGGCCAGCAACCGGATCATAGCGATCGCTTCCGCCCATCACCGCGTCAACTACATCCACCCTTTTCCTGACGGCAACGGTCGGGTCAGCCGGTTGATGTCGCACGCTATGGCGCTCCGGGCCGGTATTGGCGGGCAAGGGTTGTGGTCGGTTTCGCGCGGTCTTGCGCGCGGCCTGGAGGATCGGGGTGAATACAAGCGAATGATGGATTACGCCGACACTCCGCGGCAGGGTGACCGGGACGGGCGGGGCAATCTTTCCGAGGCGGCACTTCATGCATATTGCCGCTGGTTCCTCCAGGTCATGCTTGACCAGATCACATTTTCTGCCCGCCTGTTTGATCTGGAAGGGCTGGAAGAACGATACCGGCGCCTCGTGCGTGACGTGCTGCCCGACAAGCGTGCGCCGGATCTTTTGTCAGCGGTTCTGCACCACGGCTCTCTGGAGCGGGGTGATGCGCCACTGGTCCTGAAGGTTTCGGAACGTTCTGCCCGCACCACACTGTCTGCATTAACGAGGGCCGGCTTTCTCAAGTCAGCTTCGCCGAAAACCCCGGTGCGTCTGGCCTTTCCGCTGGAATACAGGGAACGGTTGTTTCCCAACCTTTTTGCCGATGGCGAACTTAACCTCTGAACACGGCTCAAAGCACCGTTCCCGAATTGGCATCGCCCCTGGCGGCATAACGGATCACCGTGTCCTGCCCGGGAATATGCGGGAAGCCACGAAAATTTATGGCATTTGTGAACTTCGCCTTGCAGGTTTCAAAGCGCTTGTCACAACCGGCGAAGATATTGAGCGTATCGCCAACATCGATCGGGCGCACCGGGGCTTCCAGAAGGGTAATTTTTACATCCGCGCCGGTAAGTGCGTGGGTCAGCACTTCGGCATCGCGACCGGTATTGGCGCCGGTGAGCCATTGCAGCGTGCCAAGAGCAAACCAGCCCTCGGCAAAACCCGAGAGACCGGAGACAGAAAAGCCGCGATCCCCGGAAAGCAAAACCACCGTGCCCGTACCCTTGAAGGCCGGATCGTTCAGGTTCACTCCACAGCGCGCGTCACCCAAATTCGCATCGCAGCTAGCCTGAAACGTTCGCCCGATGGTTTGACCGAGCACATGCGCAAGCGAGCGCATCTCGGCCACGAAATGCAACCGTCCGCGCCGGAGCTGCCCAATGGCACCGCGGCGTAGCAGGGCGCGGCTTGAGGTGCCGGCCCAGTTCACCCGCCAGATTTCCACGGCGGCGTTGTCCCAGCGGCCGTCGAGAATGTCGGTCTCGGTGATGATGTCGGAGGTCAACACGCCCTCGGCCTCCTGCGCATCAACCGAAAGGTCAGAACCGGAGCGGATTTCCGAGGCAGTGAAGCCGGACTCCGGCTCGAACGTGGTGTTATCGAACGTCAGGGGTCGGTCATGATCGGTGAAGCCGAACACCGCTCCGTCGTTGCGGGTGAGCCGCCAGCACCAGGCCAGCGTTGTGGTGCCGGAATCAAGATGGGTTTGCAGGGAGACGGACAAGGATTTCATCGACGAACCTCGATCAGGGGGATGGATGTGATGGAACCGAGGCGCTCAATGTCATGAATGACGTCGAGCTGGTCGGTGTCAAAGCGCACGGGTACGTCGAATTCGAAACCCGCGGTGATGGCGCCGCCACCTGGCGGTGGAGCCGTGAAGGTGACAAGGCCGGTTGTGGTGGTGTTCAATGACCAGCCAGAAGCCTGATCGATCCCGTCAAGCGCCACCGTGACAGTTCCGGCCACCGGTTTGGTGATGGCGCGCGTCCATGTTTGTGCACCGGAGATATAGGCTTTAATTAATTGGAATGCTGTGGTCGCCCCATCACCGGTACCGATCGGCTGGTCGGTTGCGGATGGTATTCCCGAAGGCAAGCAGGATTTGTAATCGCCCCAATCCTTCCAGCGAAACCCGTAAAGCCGACCGTTGCGGGCCTCAAAGAACGCCACGACGGCGGCCAGATCATCGGCGCGGCGGACGCCATAGGCGGCATCATAGCGACGGCGCGAGTTGGCCCAGCTGGCGTTGCGCTCCTCGTCACCCGAGGCCAGCTCGACAATCTGCGTGCGCCGCTCGGGCCCACCGCGCGCACCCCGGCTGATATTGTCGGGAAACCTGATTTCGTGAAACGCCATCTACATACCTCTCCTTCCCATCGCGACGGCGCGGGCAATGTCGGCCGAGACCTGCGTGCGCGACTGGCGGAAACTCTCGGCGTCACGGGTCTGGATGTTGATGGTGATGTTTTGGGCAGAGCTTTGCCCATAGCCTTGGGCCTCGCGCCGCGACAGCACCCGCTCGCCCTTTTGCAGGATTGCGGGAACTTCATCTGACCGCAGGCCCGCCCAGCCACCGGAATGCATACGCGGCGCACCGGCGAAGGCCATGGCGGGCACCATTCTTTGCGGCGCGGCCCCGCCAACCATGCCGCCCGCGTGTAACACTGGCGCGAAAATGCTACCGAGGCCGCCCAGCGCGCCGGACAGCGCACCCGCCAGTGGGCCGAGAATAAACCTGCGGGCGGACAGCTTCGCCATGTCAGCCAACAAAGAGGTCACGAGGGAGTTAAAATCCAGCTTGCCGGTTTTGACGAATTCGCCGATGGCATTTTCGGCGCTGGTGAATGCTCCGACCAGTGCGTCCCCGATCCCCTTGCCGACATCGGAGGCTTTGGTGGCGTAATCCTTGAGCGAAGCGGCGGCCATATCCCATGCGGATTTGGCAACCTCGGCCGCACTGCGCGAAGCCCCACCGGCACCAGTTACCGCGCTGGACAACGCTTCGGCGGCCGTGGTGGTTCCGGCAAGCCCGCTTTCGCCATCCTCGGCACCAACTTTCATAGCATCTCGCAAGGCCTGCATGGAGGTGAGCGGGGCGGTTGCGGCTTGGGCCAATTCGCGGGAGGAGTTTACGAGGCCGTCGGTCGCGTTCCTCGCTTCCTCGGCGCTGGTTGCCATTTCATAATACGCTGATCCGGCCATAATGGCCGCGTTGCCAAGGGCTAGCGTGGCATTATCCATGCCAGGGATGTTAGCCATCCCCCGCGTCATGGCGTGCAAAAAGTCCGTCCAGGTTTTCTGGATACCCGCCAGCATCGTTAACCAACCGGCCTTGATCCGCGCCCAGACCAAAGAGAGTGCCGCGCCGAGGGATTTACCCCCGAGTTTCATACGATCCCAAACTTCAATGCCGACATCCTTTAGCAGGCGCATGGCCTCGCCAAATCCGCCGGCGCCTTTGGCCAGTCGCCCGAACCAATAGATCAGCTCGCCAGCGCCAATGATTAGCGCGCCGATACCGGTGCGGATTAGCGCCCCGCGTAAAACAGCCAGAGAAAGTGACACGCCTTTGATGCCGAGCGCCGCTTTGGCCAGAGAGATCACCAGCTTGCTGCCAAGCACGACAGCGAAGGTTGCGGCAATGGTGGCGATTTCGCCTATATGGTTGAACAGCATTTTGATAGCGCGACCGAGCGGGCCGGTGGTTTTGCCAATCGCCGCCATGGCGTTTGCAACTGCCTCCAGCGCCGGTGCCGCCACCACGGCCAGCTGGTTCGATATCCCGCGCCACAAGAGCCCCATGCGCGAGAGCGCGTCATTAGTACGTTCGATCTGTGCCGCATCCTGTTCCGACACCGCGACGCCAAAATCCTGCACATCCTGCGTGGCTTGGCGCAATGTGGCGCTGTCGATGCGGGTAAAGATCAACCCTGCGCGATCTCCGAAGATCTGCGAGGCAATCGCGGCCTGCTGCGCACTCGGGATGAATTTCGCAATCGCATCCTGAATGGCGGAAATCTTCGCATCAACCGATAGCCCTTCCATATCCACCGCCGAAAGATGCAAATGCTTCAGGGCATCTACGGCCGGACCTGTGCCTGCCGCAGCTTGAGACAGCCGTTTGGTCAACTGGATCGTGGCTTGTTCGATCTCGCCCATAGAAACCCCGGCCAGATCACCGGCGCGGTTCAAAACCTGAAGGCTTTCGGTGGTGGTGCGCAGGGATGCCGCCAGCTTGGCTTGTTCGTCGATGGTTTGAAGGCTGGAGCGCACCATCGAAACACCCGTCGCAATCGCAGCCGCCGCCATAATGCCGGCAGCGATTTTGGCACGCCGCGCAAAACGGGCCAACCGTGCATTGGCGACTTCCATCTCGCGCGAAGCCTTGCCAAAGCCGCGTTTTCCGGCCACTCCAATACCTTCAAACTCGGCTTTGACCTGTTTGCCGCCCACCGCCGCAAGGCGCACGGACACCCGTTTTTCAGCCATTGTTCTGATCCATTTGTTCGTTGGTTTTGCGTACCATCACAGCCTCGATGGCAGGGAGGAGTTCAGCTGTCGCGATCGGGCAGATGCCGAGGGCGGCCCCGAGTGACAGCGCCGCATTCATGTCCCAGCCGGTCACACCACCACTGGGTGCAACACGAAGTTGACCACCTAGGCGGGCGACGAGGTCCCATACCTGCCATCCTTCAAATCTCTGTGGCTGATTCAGGGTTTGCGGGCAGTCTTCGCAGATTTTTCCGCAGCCCTCGCAATATTTGTCGCCCCCGCCGAAGACCCATTCGGCAAGGGCGACGAGACGTTTTTTTCCTGATCCAGCACCAGACCCTTGGCGACGTATTTTGTCTGGAAAGCCTCGAACAGTGGCCAGACATCCAGCAGGGCCGATATACCCTCAGGGGTAGTTCGAATGGCATTGCCGTCACTGTCCCCGACACCCTCCCAGTCGAGGGTGGCGTTGCGGGCCAACGCCTTGGCAAACACCAGTACGCTTTCCTCGTCTGTCGCCTCCGCGTTCAGTGCGGCAACAGACGGGTCATTGCGCGAGGCCACCATCATGGCCGTGGTCAGCGGGTGTAAATGCAGGCGAACACCGTGGCCGAGATCTAGCCATGCGGGTGTGTTCGAAAGGTCAAGACGGATCATGTTGTTCCTCAGTAGGTTGCGATGTTGTTAACAAGAGTGACGGTGCACATCTGCCCGGCGGTTGTGTCATAGGCCGCCTGCCAGTCAAAGCTGGCCTGGACGCCCTGTGGCCCCTGAATTTCGACGCGTGGACGGGGTAGATAAACGGCGTGGGCGGTGAAGGTTAGGCTCTCGCCTGTGCCAAGATTGTATGCGAACTCCAGGGCGGCCGGCGTGCCGTCCAGCGCCTGCGTCATCAGCACCTGATCTGCAAAGCGTACATCCATCTTGCCGGTTAGCGCCGCAATGGAGGGGTCGGCCCCGTCAATGCGCCCATCCGCACGGATGGTTTCGATCCGGTCGAGATTATTGGCGTATTGAATGTCGGCCGAGACGATATTGCCCAGCGCCGTACCATTGCGTTTGATAGCCCCGTTGAAATGTCCGAAGCGTTGCAGGTTCCAGCCGGTGGGTGTTCCGGTGGCAGAAGAGGTGTCTACCGCTTCGCCCTGTGCAATCAGCTTTGCTGTAGCGGTCAACAAGCCCGAGCGCTGCATCTGCCAAGAAATCTGGTCGAGCACGCAGCCTGAATACATTGCATAGCGCGGCACCTCGGGCATGGCGGTCTCGATGGAGATGCTTGGTAATGTCCAATTGCCCGACGTGAATATGTGCGTATAGGGTCCTGTTCCGGTGGTGATCGGGTCGCCGAATGCCACCTTTAGCCAAAACCCGAAGGCTTCCGCATC